CTAGGCTCTTAGACTTACGTTCCGCAACTACACGGTACTGATCGTCTTCATAAGCCAAACGGGTTACGATGAAGCCAACACCATAGACAAGATGAGTGTAACGAGTTACAAAACCTTGTTGTTCAGTGTCATAGTTAATTCGACCACCCTCAGGAATGACTGATGCCAAACCGAAGCCAGATGTACTAACGTCTTCTTCATACTGTTTATTACTTGTATATGAATCGAAAAGATATTTACACTCTTCTTTCCACTCGTTATAGTTCTGTCCCCAGAACTGATTAACACCGGGCCACATTGCTTTAGCCCATGCACTAGATGAAATTGGCATTTAAACCTCTCCTATATTATTATAAACCTAAAGTACCAGTACCACCCTTAAACTTATGGTTATTAAAAGCCACAAGTAAACGATGATTAGCACTAGAAGTGTCATTATCAATCCGATCAACAAACTGTATGATCTTAAGTGGTAGCGTGGCAGTTGTAGCACCAGTATCACCATCAATCTCCATATTAGAAGCACCTGTAGTTGTATCTAGGGCAGCTACTACGAAGTTTACATTTTGTCCAACATCAGCAACCACTAGGGTTCCATCATCAGATTGGGCTTCAAGAATTAAATCTGGATCATCTGCAATAAATACCGCGTATACTGCACTAGCTACGTGATAGTTATTTTCTAGACCATCTGGATTTACTTCCCAGCCTACTACAACACCTTGGATTACATCAGATGCTTCCGCACGGCCACACGAAGGATAACCTTGCGCGCTACCAGTTCCATCAGCTTCAACCAAATCACCTTTTGCAAGGTTATCGGATGCACTGAAATATTTACGGTATCCACCTGTATAAGGATTGCCATTAATGTGCATTACAGGGCGGAAACCATTAGGTCGATCTACATTACTCATAGTTCTATTTCCTTTGTTTTAGTCTCATGTTATGTTTCTTGCGCGCCCTGATAAGTATATTAAGTTAAATGTCTAGTATGCTGGATTTCGACTATCATCTGATAGTGTTACTGTCCCGTAATCTCCCTGCTCTGCTATACCCTTCTCTTTCAGATCAATCTCAATTTGTTTAGCTAATTGATCTTCGTTGTACCAGTCTTGCTTAGTTGACATAAGATAAGCATATATTGTATTACCTTCTTTGTCTGTACCAACACTTTTACGGTGAGTAGAGCCTACATTTGCAGAATCTGACATTTTACGTTTACCTACCTTGAGCGTCTTGTCTGTCTCAACGCGGTATCCCGCTTCTCCGAACATAAACAAGCGTTGTCCACCATCATTATCATTAACCCAGCGATAGCTACGGTTAGGATCTTGGCCTACAACTGTTAATTTATCTCGTTGATTCGCCACTGATACTCTCTCAGGGCGTGTTTCTTCTACCATTTCTTCACGGGCTTTATGGCCGCGACCTACTGTCTTAGTTACTTTGGCTGTCATAATAAGTATATCCTATTGTGTATGTGAAGTTTAAGCTTTCTCTAGTTCAGCTGCATATTCAGCTAAATCTTTGAAGTAACCTGCCTTAACATATTCATTGCCAATTTTGATCTCATGTTCATTTAGATTAGAGACCGCTTTATTAACGGTTGATCCACCGCCATTCCGTCCACCAGTTTGTACTGAGCCAACTGCAGCAGGCTTACGTCTTTGCTGATTTTCAAACTCTTGAGGAAATTTATCCTTCATAATATTATCCAATTTATTAAAGATTTCAGATGGATTTAAATCAGGATTAGCATCATATAACTGAATTCCAATTTGATCCGCATACATGTGCATAACATCGTTGGTTTCATACCAACCATTGTCACTCTTCCATGTTTCAGCAAAGTATTGATCGAACTCTTCGGCATGAGATTGTCCCTCTGCCACTGGTTCTACATTTGCTTCTTCTAAAGCCTTATCATTTGCTTTAATATCTTCATCAATCTGTACAACTGCTGCCATATCTTGATTGATTAAAGCTTCCTCTTTATCAGCTAGTAAATCAGCTTTCGCTACTTCAATAGCCTTCTTTTGTATATCACCTTGCATTTTAGTAAACTTATTCATAGTCTTACTTAATGCTTTATTTGCTTTCTTCTGCTTGGAGATCTCATCCATTAGCTCACCATGTTGTACATAGTTACGAGCATCTACCCAAGCATCTGGATCACCTGACCATTCTTCTTCTGGTCTCCAACCTCTTGCTACTGCTTTTTCTTCAGTAACTGTAAAAGTTTGTTCACCACCTGCTTCGCCTTCTCCAGAAGTACCTTGACCTTCTCCAAGATCCCCTTGACCTTCTTCACTGAATCCTTCACTGATCGTAACATTGTGTTCATTTGGAATCTCCGTACCTTGATTTGCTTCGCCCATTATACTGTCTCCTCTACATCAGTCTCTAATACGATATTGATATCTTCATCAGATATTAAGATATAGTCTTCACCATCGATAGGGTTAGTAACTATAATCCCACCAAACCGAGCATATGCTACTTTGTCGCCCATCTTAGCCCATGGTGTACCTGTAAAGTTCAATCCGAAAGCTTTCCAAGCATCAGGGCCTATACTTACGATTATCCCTGTATCTACTTTATTTTGGTCAGTCTTGATATCTACTTCAGCTTGATCTCCAGTGGATAGTACAATCCCACCTTCTGATATAACTTCCATATCTTGACTCTTATCTTTCAGTTTATCAGCACCTTCTACCTGATCTGCCTTAATTAAGACTTTATGACCCGGTGCATCGAATACCTTCTTACGCATTATCGACCTCCTCATCAGTATAAGGGATGGCCTTACCTTCATTAAAAGCTTGAATAATTGTCTTATAAGCTCTTAGTTCACCTAACATTTCAGAGTTCTTCAGGGCAGATGCCTCTAAGTTCTCCTCGTTAGTATATGCTTTGTTTCCCCAGTTCATCATTATCATCTTACAATTATCATCTAAGACTTCTAAGAACTTACGTGTACATCTATCTCTCTTCCAACCTAGTGCTTCATCACGCGTTATCACGCTATTGCTTTCATTACTAGTGTTATTCATAAGGATATATTCCTATTGCGGTTGTTGGCTATTTGCCTGTTGTGCTTGTGCCTTCTCAGCCATCTTTTGATCAAACAGCATCTTCTTCTGTTCCATCATCTGAGTCTCAGCAGCCATAAGCTTATCTAAATATGTATTATACATATCATTTTGTTGCCCTACTTCTTCTCCCTCTGCTTTAGCAAGTTTAAGGATTCCATCAATTCTATCCCTATTAGCCTGTAGATCTGTCTCTATCTCTTTTAACTTCATTTCCCAAACATCCATTTGTACTTGATGTTGAAACTTCTGTTGTTCCAATACAATCGTTGGGTCTGGTTGTGGTGGTGGAACATCCATTAAAGCTTCGATATTTGGTTGATCAGTAGCTTCAAGGAATCTCTTAACGTATTCATCAATACTAATACGTCCTGTTTGTAATAGGGTTTCTATAACTTGAATCTTAGCTATACGCTGTTGTTCAGAGGAGATATTAGGATCACTATAAGGTGCGCAGTCATTGTCACCAATAGTATAATCTGTCTTCTTAATCTCTTCTACATCATTCTGTCCATCTGCTGAGAAGAAGGAAACATACTGAGATACTGGTAAGAACTCTGCATTCAACTCATAAACCTTACCATATTCTTTCTTCAAGCTTCTATGACATCTTTTGTAGATACTAGAGAATACCTTCAAACCTTGCTCTACCGCAGTCATAGCTACAGTAGCCTTGGTATTCTGTCCAGGAATCTCACCAGTCAATATATCTACTACAGAGGCCATCTTCATTGATGCCTGCTCTAACATACCTAATAACTGGAATAAGACATTGGATGGTTCCCGTACTGGAAGGGGTACGATTCCATTCCGTATGTCAGTTCCATAACTGTTTATAATCTTCCACTCACCTGGTCTAAAGGATGTATCGCCACTAACAGGTTGCATATTTGAGGCTAAGAATCCTGACTGCATATTACTAAGCGTACCGGCATCTAGCAACTGATTGATAATCGTATTGATAGATACATTCATTGGGCCTAGTAGGGAGCCAAAACCTAAACCATATACACCACTATTAGGATCAGGGATGAATATGAAAGATGTAAAATATTGCTTCTGTTTGATAACTGAAATTTGACCATTCGTTCCATACTGAACTGCGTCTTCGTCTATTGCAATCGATGAGACAATCCTAAGGACTTTATTGGTCACACTATCTACGGTAATGATGTATGGTTCTTCATACCCATCTCCATCTAAGTCTAGCCATGTATGACATTCGTAGAGAGTATAGGTAGAACTAGCATCAGTGTTATCTACATGCATGTTCTGCGAGTCGTCAGCATTATGGATAGGTGTTGTACTTTCTGGAAGAGCTAATTCTTTCCCCCAGTCTTTGTACAAACCTGAACGAATCATGCTTTCTAATTCATTATGTGTGTAATACAGTATGTGAGTTTTACGATATGCTTTCTCTAAAGACTTTGCGTGATAATTGATTATCAACTCTTTAGGGGATACGAATTCTGAGATATTGATTCCTGTTGAAGGATCAAAGTAGGTTTTCTTGAAGGCTGTACCTGTGATAGGTAGTGTGTGTAATAGTCTGTCTGTATTCTCTTCCCAATCTACCATTTCTTCTTTTAGTTGATAAGACATATGCTTACCAATACGAATAGCTTTTTCAGTCTTAATGCCTTGTGGATCTTGTCCTAGTACTCTTCCTTGTACATAGTCTGGCCCTGATAGTAGTGCTGAATAAGCCCTTGCAGCAAATTGTGTAGCTGCGATAGTTAGGATAGGATACTTTACATTAGCACTATTAGGCCATGGAAAATTCTTATCTTCTCTTACTTGAGCAGCTAACTTCAACCACTCATCCATATCTTCTTCCCAATCAGATCGGGATTCTAAATCATTCTGAACACCATCGATAATATATGAACCAAGATAGTCCAACTTCTCATTAGACAAAGAATCAGCGATATTATCTTCACTGATCAATGTATTAAAGTCTAAACTGAATTCTTGTTCTTGCATTATTAGTATCCACCAATTGAGGTTCTTCCAGAAAACGTAAGAGAAGAACTAACTTGTTTATTATACTCTGCATCTGCTTCTTCTTCAGGAGTAGCTGCAAATTGTAGTTTAACTATCTGTTGACATAAGTGAGCTAACGCATCTACTTGGTCATCATGTGCTGCTCTAGGAAACCTAAGCAACTCTAATTCAAAATCTTCATACCATCCAGCCTCTTTATTAAATCTAATAGCACCGGCTCTTGTTCTGTGCTGCAGTGGACGTGCTCTAATTAACTTATCCTGTGATACACCCACTGGATCATAGTTAACTTGTCCTCCTCTTAGATTCTGAGGTTTATACATCTCATTTTGTAACATGGCTTCAACAGCTAACCAGATTGTTCCTTTCTCTACATAGAAAACACCTGGTGAGTACCTACTTTGGACTGAGAAGAATTCATCTACAATCTCATAAGTATCCCAACGTGCTCTTCGTACATCTACTACATAGAACGTACCTTGGTCATCTACACCTACAATAACAAATACGGTGTAATCAGCTGAGGTAGTCTTTGATAAGGCGAAATCCACACCAACATAGTACTTCATATTCTTATCAAAATCATCTGGTAACATTGGTAACAGATCATCTTTCTTAATATATGCAGTACTATCATCTATTGGATAATTTAGGTACTCTTGTGCATACTTATCTGGTACACCTTGTCCTGTAAATCTTCTCTTAATACCTTGTAGTTTCTCCTTAGAGAATTGATCAGGCCATAAGATATTATCAAACTCTTTGTCATGTGCTCTGAATCTTACAGAGAACCATTCTGGATCAGGATCATGTGTATAATCCACAAGAGGTT